CAAACTCCGCGATGCCCAAGAAAACTTCCTTGGTTTCGTAAAACTTAACTATCCAGACTGGGAACTCGCGGATTTCCAGCTCGAACTCATAGATGCCCTAGACAAATTGGAAAAAGGCACGCTCGGCACCAACAATATCCTAATAACCATGCCGCCACGCCACGCAAAGTCCACGTTTGGCACTGTTCTCTTTCCATCCTACTTCATGGCACGCAATCCATCCCGCTTCGTGATGTCTTGCTCCTACAACTCCCAGCTCTCTATCGACTTTGGACGCCAAGTCCGCACCGTCGTCGAAGAAAAATCAATCAACCAAGCCTTCCCCGACTTCGGCCTCTCCAAAGACAGCCGATCCGCAGAAGTATGGCGCACCGAACACGGTGGCGCATACTTCGCTGTCGGTGTTGGCGGCACAACCTCTGGCCGTCCAGCCAACCTTCTCCTCGTAGACGACCCCATCAAGTCACGCGAAGACGCCGAGAGCATGACCCAGCGCAATCGCACATGGAACTACTACACTTCTGCACTGGCCACTCGTCTCCAGCCAGAACAAGACAGCACGCCCCCAAAGCAAATAGTAATCCTCACACGCTGGCACCCAGACGACCTAGCTGGCCGCCTCCAAGAAACAGAAGACTGGTCAGAAGGACGCTGGCACCACGTCAACTTTCCAGCAATAAAAACAACCAAAGCCAAAACAAAAACCAACCGTCGCTTCCTCCCAGAAGACCACCCGATGTACCTCGCCTCTGGCCAGCTCCCAGACAACCCGTCAAAGCGCGGCATCTACCTCGAAGAGGAGAACGCCCTCTGGCCCGAACGCTTTTCCTTAGACGAACTCAAGCGCCGAGAGCGTCTCAACCCCCGCGAGTTTGCATCGCTCTATCAGCAAAGCCCCTACATTCTTGGCGGTAATATCATTCGAACCGAATGGTGGCAGAAGTACCCAGCCGACCTAGCGCCAGAAAATTTTCAAACTTTAATCATAACGGCAGACACAGCCTTCAAGAAAACGGAAACCGCAGACTACTCAGTCGCCGTTGTCGCTGGCATCGACCGCAACGGAGACATCTACATCGTCTCTATCATGCGAGGCAAGTACGACTTCCCCGAACTCAAGCAGCGGCTCATCCAGCTCAACAACCGCTGGCGCGGAAAGGGGCTACGCGCAATGTACATAGAGGATAAGGCAAGCGGCCAATCCCTCCTCCAAGAACTCAAGCGCGAGAGCGGCATGTCTGTCATTCCCTACAAGGTCAACACAGACAAGGTCGCAAGAGTAAACTCGATCCTTCCCCTCATCCAAGGTGGTCGGGTCTTCATACCAGAAGAAGCCGACTGGCTAGACGCCTTCATAGACGAGAGCGTCTCGTTTCCCAACGGCAACCATGACGACCAAGTAGACGCAACCACGATGGCAATCGACGTTCTCTCGCGAACCTCAATCTCACCAGAAGCCTTTGCCCTGCACGGTGATGCCACTCAATCACTCAACAACGTAAAAGATATTGATCAGTCTTTCGGAAAATCTTTGCACACCCATATTTCCAAGGCAAAATCCAAATGGGCGGGATGGGGTGCCATATAGGACGACGACCAAAACAATTAAAGGTAAAAAGAACCTATGGCAAACTCTGGATCACAACAGTCTTACAGACAGTCGGAATACATGTCTGGCCCCAACGAGGGGGTTATCGTAGACCTGTCGCAATATGCGCAGCAGCTAACAAACTACGAGGACATCTCTCACCTTCTCTCAGACGAGGAGGAGCGCAAGATTGTGGACTACGTCAAGTCTATGGTCGATATGTCATATCACAAAATATCAAAGCGTTACGATCATTGGAAAGAGGCCGACCGAGCACACGATGTCTACGTGCCACCAGATGCAACCACGTACAGAGAAAAGGCAGTCATAGCCGACACGCGAGCAATCGCTGACACTGTCCTAACGTACATGATGGCTGCCCTTTCTGGCCGTAATCCGATGTTCCAGCTCGAAGGTATGAACCGCAAATCGCGCCAGTCAGCAATGATCCTAGAGCGCGTGCTCCACCAACAGATGCGTAGAACGGCAGGCGAAGCACGCCTTGCACAGATGCTACTTGACAGTATCCGCTACGGCTTTGCCCCGACAAAGATTGTTTGGGATGCAAAGACAAACCAGAACCAAATCATAAACTTTGATCCCCGAAGAGTTTTCCCAGACCCTCGCGTCAACTGGGGCGACTGGGACAACATGCAGTACATCGTATTCTCCGACTACTGTTCATACAACACGCTCCTCTACTCTGGCCTATATCCCAAGCTGAAGAAGTTCCCTGCGCTTCGACATAAGATGTCTCCTCCCAGAAACGCATGGAACGCTCATCATTGGCACAAAGAAGAGGGGCGTGGCCTGTCTATTGATCCAGCCCAGCCACACCAGCGAGAGCGCAGCGACCATGCCTATTTTACACTAGGTGACGCACGCATCGTTGATGAGACTTGGGTTCGTATGTCAGGCCACGAAATCGGCGTACCATCAATCGAACAAGTGTTCTTTGTCATCACCATCCTCGACGAAAACGTCGTCATTCGTTTCCAACTAAATCCTTACGGCCAGCAATTCCCAGTCGCAATTGGTGGCCTCTACCAAGACACTCACAAAACATACGGGCAGTCCCTCTACGATCTTCTCTTACCGATGCACGACATCGCAACATACCTCTTACGATCACGCATCGACAACGTATCGGCAGCCCTTAATAACCTCATCTTTGTAGACCCCACACAAGTCTCAGTGCCTGATCTCATAGACCGAAATCCGTGGGGCGTAGTGCGCACGCTCCCAGGCTCGAAGCCAGGAGACGGCGTTTTTATCGCACAGGTTCCAGACGTTACAAAAGGCCATTTCAACGACATCGCAGCAATGGCCGATTTCAAGCAGCGCGTCTCCGCTGCCTCTGATGCCCAGCAAGGCATGCCAACATCTGACGGCATTCGAACAGCCACAGAAATCCAACGGTTGACCCAGCTAGGTTCTCAACGTCTTGGCGTAATATCACGCATCATGTCGGCAACAACCATACGGCCAATGGTCAGGATGATGACGGCCAACATACAAGACAGCTTATCTCTCGAAGGCTCGATAAAAATCGACCAAGACAATATGCCCACCCAACTCTCCACTGTCGTTGACGACGGCTACCTCGACTACGAAGTTGCCAAAGACCTACAAGGCGACATTGACTATCTCGTCATAGACGGAACTCTCCCGCTCGAACCCACCAGAAACGCAGAGACTTGGATGAACATGCTCCAGATCATGCAGCAAACTGGCCTCAACATGGAATACAGTGCAGGCAAAATCGCAGAAGAAGCCATCAGGGCGATGGGTATTACTGACATGGATCGCTTCCGCATCTCTCAACAGGAACTCCAAGCAAAAGGGCCAAGCCCCTCACAACAACTGGCCCTCATGGAGAAGATGCGCGGAGCAAATGTTCAGCCACAGGAAAACATTCAGAACGAAGTCCAGAAGGGCAATCTCGTTCCTATGCGACAAGGAGCCAGCCGATGAGCACTGCACAAAGAGATGCCCTTAGAGAACGAGTTGATGCCACAATCGGGGCATATGTTGAGGCCGTATCGGACGCGATTGAGCAGCCGCTCACCGCTACAGTCAAGAGCCTTGAGCAACGCATTGTCCAACTAGAGATAAAAGTCCTCGAACAGCAGACAAATTTAGATAACTTAATCAGCTCTGCTTCTTTGCCAGCCGACACCGATAAGTATTCGCTCACAAAAGCTAAGATGATCAAGTTAATGAAGCAGATGGGGTATTACGACTAATGGCCATTACAGCACCCACAGGCGAACAGCTACGCTTTGTCTCGGCAAAGACTGGAGAGCACGTTCTTGATACCTACCTAGAAGCCGCAGAAATCGGGAACCGTCAGCTCCACGATCTCCTAGACGACATGTTCGACACAAGCACTGGCGTCTTCCGCGCAGACAACTTTCAATTTAGATACGACACATCCACAGACAAAATCCAAGTCAGGGTTGGTCAATTTGCAAGTGCAACATCAGGTTATACAGACGTAACAACCTTCTTTAAGATTACTGGTGCCTTCTCGACATCAACGCAATACAATAATTTTGACATGGTCACTACGTCAGACAAGGACGTCTACCTTGTCCACGGGCTAACAACGGCAACCGCATACTCCTCTGAAAGTAACTTTATTGCGTCTGCGAACACATCAAAGATCGTAGATGTCTCGGAAGCAAAAGACTGGGCAATTAAAACAGATGGCCAAGTTTCAAGCACAGACTACTCATCAAAGGCTTGGGCCATTGGCGGCACTGGCGTTACGGACACAGCATCCAAAGGTGCGGCCAAAGAGTGGGCAACAAAGACAAGCGGCACCGTAGACGGCACCAACTTCTCGGCAAAATACTGGGCAACAACAGGCAACGTGGCAACAGTCGTCGGAGCAATCAGCAACATTAACACATTGGCTGGCATCTCATCAAACGTAACAGCCGTTGCCGCCAAAGCCAGTCTTATAACGTCAGACTTCGTCTCCGATCTCAACACACTGGCCGTCACAGACGTTATCAATGACATAAACCTACTGGCTACCTCGGACATCGTCTCGGACATAAACACGCTCGCCACGTCAGACATCGTCTCTGATCTCAACACCATAGCAGCAGCCGATATAATCTCAGACATAAACACTTTGGCCACGTCAGACATTGTTGCAGACTTAAACACACTTGCCACGACAGATTTCGTCTCTGACCTAAACACGATGGCAACGTCAGCAAACATCAGTAATCTCAACACCGTCACAGGCTCAATCGCAAACTTGAATATAGTGGCTTCTAATCTATCGTCTGTAAATGATTTCGCAGACAAGTATCGGATTGGCTCATCAGACCCGTCAAGCAACAACGATGCTGGAGATTTGTTCTACAATACAGCCAGCAATACGCTAAAAGTTTTTAACGGTTCTTCATTCATCGAAGCTGGCTCTTCGGTTAACGGCACAAGCAATAGGCACGACTACGTTGTAGGTACAAACTCAGGAAGCTACACTTCTGGTTCAACAACAGTATTCCCAGCCACATACGATGTTGGTTTTATAGACGTTTACCTTAACGGTGTAAAACTTGTACCGACAGTAGATTTTACGGCCTCAAACGGATCAACAATAACCCTTGGCAGCGCAGCCCTCGCAAACGATAACGTATCTATAGTAGCCTACGGAACATTCTCAGTATCTACAGACTTATCCAAGTCTGGCGGCACGATGACGGGAAACATAGTCTTTAATAGCAGTCAGACCTTCGATGGAGTAGATGTCTCCGCACTAAATACAAGTGTTTCGGGTAAAGCAAATCTTAGTGGAGCAACATTTACTGGCTTAGTCACAGCCGACTCTGGTGTAGTGGTAGACAACATCACAATAGATGGCACAGAGATTGATCTGTCTTCTGGAGACTTCACACTAGACGTTGCAGGAGATATTAATCTTGATTCTGACAGCGG